TATTCCCTGTGTCATGGGATGCATTGACAAGTGAGTAAACAACATCACTGTATTAGTTAAGGGGCAATACTTCCCATTACTAATACCCCAGTAGTAGTAGGAGAAAATGAATGACCAAGCGTATACCAATGAAGGGCGGTGATGAGTATGATGCTCTCACCAAGGCACGTAAGTTTTACCTGTGGAAGTCTGGTCAACTAAAGAAGATTAAACGTGCTTACAATAAACGCTTTCGTAAGCATACAAAGGAGGTGAATGATGAATGATGAAATCAAGATAACAGATATAGAAGAACATGAGGATGGCAGTGCTACGCTACAGGTAGAGTGTAGCCCTGAGACCTTTGCAGCCATCTTTAATGTGGGGTTTGTGTCACTGGTTAAGGCGGGACTGCACTTGGAGACAGACAATGACAGACAATGAGTGGCCCTTAGAGGCAGACTTCACACACATCAGACCTATGACTGATGAAGAACGCAAAGCGTCTAAGGAGCGTGAAGAAAAGAATAAGTGGCGCAAGTGTGTCAGTTGTGGTAATGCTAGTAGAGGCACATGGTGTGGCTTCTGTCTGGAGGAAGAATGATTAACAGCCAGTGGAAGAAGCTAATAGCAGAAGAAAAAGCATTTAAGGAGAGCGCAATGCGAGATCACGAGTTTAGTAATGAAGTGTTAGCGGAGCATACACCAGATAATGTTAACAACCCAGCGCACTATGGTAAGGGGAGCATAGAGTGCATTGACTATATAGAAGATTTCCTAACCACAGAGGAGTACATAGGCTACCTTCGTGGTAACATTGCTAAGTATCTACACCGCTGGCGGTACAAGAATAAACAAGAAGATTTACTCAAGTCACAGTGGTACTTGGGTAGGCTGATAAAGTTACAAGAGAAGGAAGAGCCATGATACCTGTAGGACAGTTGAAGCTACTGCTAACAAAGGCCGGACTAGAGTTTAAGATAGTACGAGTAGAAGGTAGTGTAGCACACGTTAATATACTTGTAGCGGAGGTTTAATATGTACACAGTTGAGTTTGAATCAGACGCTGCTGTAATCAGAACGCTAGACCAGGATGACATGCATGAGGATGTAGAGGTAATCTTAGGGGATGATGGTGATGTGTTTATACGGCAGTTCGAGCCAGACATGGACTCTTATCAGATGGTTATTATGAGCAGCCAGCAGTTTTTAGATATTATGGCAGCATATAATAGTAAAGAAGGTATGTATTATTTAGAGGTAAGACATGAGTGATGAAGGAATGTATTTTTTAGGTGGAGCTTTTGCAATATATGTGTTAGCTACGCCACTATTATACCACATGGTAGAGCCAGAAAACCCTGAGGAGGACAACTCTGGCCCTATTAAATTTGCATTCTTGTGGCCTCTAGTGGCCCTTGAGCTTATATATAGAATTTTTGTAGGAGAGAAAGACAATGATGGAAATGGCACTGATTAAGACACTACTAGATCGTGACTTTTATGAACAGCACAAGGGTATTCGCTGTCCTGACCACATCTTTAGTAAGGACACACGGGGCATAAAGCAAGCACTAGACACTGCAATGGAGACATATGAGGGTAGCCTCAGTGTGCAAGATTTACAGGCTGTATTTACTGTGCAGAACAAGAGCATGACAACAGCCACTAAGACAGCCATGGATGCACTCTTTAGACGCATTGAGATGACTGACCCTATCAAGGAAGAGATTGCACAGGACACACTGTCTCAGCTATTTCAGAACTATGTAGGTGACGTTGTAGCTAACCTTGGCTTTGACTACGTTAACGGTACAGAGAATAGCTTGGAGCCACTGCGTAAGATACTTGACGATTACAAGGATGACTTCACACCTAACCTCCGTGTTGATTGGGAGGCGGATGACTTAGATACTATCCTTGCGGCTACTGCCCTTGAGTCACGCTGGGAATTTAACATCCCATCACTGGCTCGTAGGGTAGAGGGCGTGAGTGGAGGACACCTTATTGTGGTGGGCGCACGGCCTAACACAGGTAAGACATCCTTCCATGCCTCACTTATTGCGGCAGACAGTGGCTTCGCACATCAAGGTGCTAAGTGTGTTATCCTATGTAACGAGGAAGCATACACACGTGTGGCATCACGATACGTTAGCGCCTCTGCCAACATGACAATGAAAGAGGTACGTGAGAACCAAGCCCTAGCACGTAAGCGTTATGAGCCTGTACGTCAGAACATTATGTTTAAAGAAAGTACAGGTAAAACAATGGCATGGGTTGAGTCTGTGGTTAAGCAGGAGAAGCCTGACATTGTAGTGCTGGACATGGGAGATAAGTTTGCCGACATGAAGAGTGAGCGTAGCGACATTACACTCAAGGCTGCTGCCATCCATGCTCGTAACATTGCGAAGCAGTATGACTGTTGTGTAATATGGATGTCACAGTTGAGTGCAGAGGCAGAGGGTAAGGCAGATCTCAATCAGTCTATGATGGAGGGCAGTAAGACAGGGAAGGCTGCTGAGGCTGACTTGATGTTACTCATTGGCAAGACACAGCAGGTTGAGGGTGAAGATGAAGACCCTGTGCGCTACTTAAACTTAGCCAAGAATAAACTTAACGGTTTCCAAGGTAAGATTACTTGTGTATTAGATGGCGCACGTTCAATATATAGTGCGTAGGAGAGACACATGAGATTAGTACTAGACGTTGAGAACAGTGTAACTTGGAAGGAAGGGAAGATATATAACGATCCCTTTGAGCCGAGTAACACCCTAACACAGATCGGCATGGTAAATGCTGACGATCACACTGAACTACACGTGGTAAACATAGATCATGTAGAAGCCAAGGATACATCTGGCGCTGGTCATAACCTAGTACAGGCTGTACTTGATATGACTACTGTGTTAATTATGCACAACGCACGACACGACTTGATGTGGTTGTGGGAGAGTGGCTACACCTATGATGGTGCTATCTACGACACCATGCTTGCAGAGTATATACTACAGCGAGGTCAGGGAGCACCCTTGTCCCTCAAACTTATCGCTGAACGGCGTGACCTAGATGTAAAGAAGGGCGACTATCTTAGTGACTGCCTAAAGAAAGGAATCAACACCCATGAAACGGATCTCAAACAACTCACTGACTATCTCGTGTCTGACATTCTTACTACTAGCGAACTGTTCCACGCCTTGGAGAGAGACTACGCCCAGCCCGAAAGTCTGTCCCTCCACACAGTCAGAGATGTTACCTTTGAAACCTGCAAAACCCTTACCCGAATGCATATGTCAGGAATCAAAGTCGATCTTCAAAAGCTCCAAGATGTTCGAGTAGAGTTTGAGGATGAATGCTCTGAATTAGAAACGCGATTACATATCAAGGTTAGAGAGATCATGGGTGACACACCTATTAATCTAGGCTCCAATGAACAGATGTCTCAGGTTATATTTAGTCGCCGCATGAATAATAAGAAAGAGTGGGCTGACCTGTTCGAGTTTACCAAGGACATTGAGGAGTATAAGTCAGCAGTTAAGGCTAACAGCACTTTCATCTATCGCACCAAGGCATTCACATGCCCAACCTGTGAAGGTGAAGGTAAGACATACAAAACCAAGAAGGATGGCACTAGGTTTGCTAAGCCTAACAAGTGCAAGGACTGTGACACTCGTGGGTTTCAACTCAAGAATACAGAACAAATTGCTGGCCTGCGTTTCTCTGCTCCTAACAAAAAGTGGGTCAGCGCTAATGGCTTTAGCACCAGTAAAGATAAGCTGGGGTTTCTTATTTCTGTAGCGAAGACACACAAGAAGTATGAGGCGGTGTCTTTCTTGGAGGATCTACAGAGGTATAATGCAATAAGCAGCTACATATCCACGTTTGTGGAGGGCATTGGGCGTTACTCCAAGGGTGATGGCTTCCTCCATGCTACACTCACTCAAAGTGTCACAGCTACAGGGCGTTTTAGTGGTAAGAAACCTAACATGCAGAACATGCCTCGTGGTGGTACGTTCCCTGTTAAGAAGGTGTTTGTGTCACGATGGAAGGGTGGTGAGATATGTGAGGCTGACTTTGCACAACTAGAGTTTCGTACAGCTGCATTCCTGGCTCAGGATGAGGTTGCTATGGAAGAGATCAACACAGGCTTTGATGTACACAGCTACACTGCACAGGTTATCTCTGATGCGGGACAACCTACGTCACGTCAGGAAGCCAAGGCTCATACCTTTGCACCCCTCTTTGGGGCTACAGGTTATGGCAGATCTAAAGCGGAGGAGGCATACTACATTCACTTCACTGAGAAGTACCAAGGTGTAGCTAATTGGCACAAGAACCTAGCGAAAGAGGCACTACGCTTCAACAAGATTACTAACGTGTCAGGCAGGCAGTATGCTTTCCCTGATGTAAAACGCAGAGACAATGGTAGCGTGACTTACTTTACCATGATTAAGAACTACCCAGTGCAGGGCTTTGCTACAGGTGACGTGGTTCCTGTTGTACTCAATGAGATGTATAAGAGGCTTGAGCCTATGCAATCCTGTCTGGTTAATACAGTACACGACTCTACAGTTATTGACGTTCACCCTAATGAGAGAGAGCAGGTATTAAATATGATAAATGATATGAATGAGGGCTTGACTGACCTAGTTGAGTCAGTGTATGGAATAAGAATGAATGTACCACTATTATTAGAAGCTAAAATCGGCCCTAATTGGCTTGACACAGTGGACGTGTAGTGTATAACTAGGTACTCTTTGACTCTATTAAAAGGATATAGAAATGAGCAATGAATTACAAATCGCAGCAGATCGTGGTCAGTCCATGGCAGAACTTATGGGTGTGTCTTCTGCACCTAGCCAGCAGTCTACCCCTTCTATTGCACGTGTCGGTATGATCCACCAGCCTATCATGGGTGAGGTAGAATTTAACGGCAAGACAATCAAGACAGAGGTTGTACCCATAGGTGCATTCACTCTAACACAAGGTGATGATAAGGTGTATAGCAATGGCATCACCTTTCGTGTTTTTGCCCAGCGTAATCAGTGGCAGCGCTGGAACAGTGAGACAGAAGAGATGGAGAAGTCTGTCATGTCTAACTCACTCAATGGTGACATGAAGGATAGCGTTGGTGGCTTTAACCTGGGGCGTCCTACAGGCTACATCGAAGACTTCCAGTCACTGCCTGAGGCTACCAAACAGATCATGCGTTCTGTTAAACGTGTTAAGGTATTCTTTGGTACAGTAACACTAGACAACCCCGTGAATGATAGGGGTGAACCTGTGACAGGAAACTTCACTGATGTACCTGTAGTTATGGACGTTAAGAATCGTGAGTCACTCAAGAGCATTGATGGTGTACTTAATGGTCTTAACCGTAAGAACCTACTGCCTATCATGTCCACTATTAAAATGTCTGGCGTAGAGGACAGCATTCCTACTGGCGCTAAGTTTGGTAAGATCGAAGCCAAGCTAGGAATCAGCGTTGATCTCTCTGACGGTGACAATGACATACTCAAGGACTTCATTGAACTTGTAGAGTATATGAATGGTAAGGTTCTGGATCTACACAATGAGCGCAATGGTGCTGGTATCTCTGACGAAGATGCTGCAGTCGTTAAGGACATAATTGATAACGACTTCATTGAGGTGAGCTAATGAATCATCCTGCTGAGTTAAAAGTCTTCAACTTCTTACAGAAGGCTATGGCTGGCGAGAGTACTATGACAGAGGAGGTGGCTAAACAAGTCGCCTCCGATGTTGAAGCTGCTTTGTATAAGCAGTTTGACAGTGGCCCTCGTGA